AATTAGGGCCGATGAAGGCGATCGTAAAAAATCTTTTGTCACATGGTAAGACAGTAGAAGAAATTGGAATCGAGTTAGGCATGAAGAATGAGGAGGTTTTCCGCCTGTCTGACTTTAGCCGTTCGGACTTTCTCGAACTGATGGCGAAGAACGTAAACGGATTCAGTCGTGCCAAAATGGTAGCCAAAATTTGAATATACAATAAAATGCTATATTTTTGCGGTTCGATTTAAAGTGAAAATCGCAATCTTTGGTTCGAGAAAGATAGACGTTAAGTTTGCATATTGCATGTTAAAAACTAAAATGACGCCTGAAAATGAGTATATAACGAGCGGAAATATTGAAGGCGCTGCAAAGGTAGCGCGACAAATCGCGCGGGAAAACGGGCTAAAAATAACGTTGTATAATTACCGTTCTGGTTTGGGATTTTATCAGGCATTAAACGATATTATGATTAAGAATCGGAGAATGGTAGAAGCGTGCAATTTTGCATACGTCGTTTGGGATGGCGAAAGTAAAGGAACCAAACGCGAAATTGAGATGTTGAAGAAACACGGAAAGCATTACGAACTGTTTCTGCATAACAAGAACAAATTGATTGACGTTGACGCACTTGAATTGTAAACATTATTATATAAAATGATATGGACGTAGAACCCGAATGGATTATTTTAGAAGATTACGCTAAGACATTGAGCGTATCGCCAACGGCTGTAAAGAAGGCGATTGAAAGCGGACGCATACCGGCAAGCGCCATTTCTTATGGAAACATCGGAGGGCGAAGCGGACAGAATAAAAGAATACTTATCAACAAAAAAATTGCGGATATCGCATGGATTGAAACGGAAAACCCAAATCAGGGCAGACGCACCGAGGAGGGAAGGGAAGCAATCCAGCGTATGCGTTCGCAGATGGAAACGAACGGCGTTTCTGAACCGGTAACAAATAGTTACCAGTCAGCCCAACATCATGAAGAAAAGACAGTTATAACGCTGGCAGAGGCGCAGCGACGCGAACGCGCTGCAAAAGCCACTTTGGCACAATTGGAATTACTTAAAGCGCAGGGAATTATCGTTCAAAAGGATGTTGTTTACAAACAACTTTTTGAAGCCGGGCAACAGTTGCGCGATGCCATTATGGCAGTTCCCGACAGGATCGTTTCTGAAATCGTTGCAGCCAAAGAAAACCATACATTAATAAGAAAGATAATTACAGAGGCCTTGGCCGCTTCATTGGAAAGTCTGTCGGATGTTTATTCTAAAAAACTTGGTTAGTGGAATTTGTTGAAGGCGACATAATATTATCCGACCCGGCTCAGGAAATGGAACTGCTAAAGGAGGTAGAAGGATTCTTTCACGGATTGCGTCCGATTGAAAGGATAACCGTATCGGAGTGGTCGGATACTTACCGTTTTTTGTCTGGCATAGCATCTGCAGAGGCAGGGCGTTATCGGACTGAAAGAACCCCGTTCCTTAGAAAAATTATGGATTGCCTTAGCGCATTTTCGCCATATCGCAAAATCGTAACGATGAAAGGCGCACAAATCGGATTTTCCGAGGCCGCCTGTAATTTTATCGGCTATTCGATGCACATTGCGCCCGCTCCCACCCTGTTTGTTCAACCTACTGATATGATGATTGCCCGTCTGTCTAAGACACGCATTGATCCGCTTATTTCAGCGTGCCCCGAATTGGCTTCCCGCGTTGCCGAGCCAAAGAGCCGCGACGGCAAAAACACCGTGAACATTAAGGCCTTTCCCGGAGGCGTACTAATCCTTACCGGCGCAAATTCCGGTTCCGGGCTTCGTTCTATGCCAGCCCGGAACCTTATTCTTGATGAAGTAGACGCATATCCGCAGGATGTTGATGATGAAGGCAGCCCGATCGACCTTGCAATCGCCCGAACCCGCACGTTTCCAAATCGCAAAATTCTGATTGGAAGCACTCCGACCGTATCCGGCCTGTCGGCAATTGAAAGAGAATTTCTCGAAACAGACCAGAATTATTATCACGTTCCCTGTCCGCATTGCGGCGAAAAGCAGAAACTTGTATTTGAAAATCTCAAATGGGATGAAGGAAAGCCCGAAACGGCCGCATACGCATGTATCCATTGCGGATGTTTGATTGAAGAAAGATATAAGATTCAGATGTTTGCCGACGGGGAATGGATCCCGGAGGTTCCAGAAAAATCAAACGATGACGTTATCGGATTTCATATCAGTTCGTTATATTCACCATACGGTTGGCAATCGTGGTCGGATATCGCCCGGCAATTTCTCGAATCAAAAAACAACCAAACCAAATTAAAAGTTTTCATAAATACAGTATTAGGCGAAACATGGGCGGAACGCGGCGACGCTCCGGAATATAAGAATCTGTACAACCGTCGTGAAGAATACCGTTTAAACGAACTGAACGAAGATGTATGTTTCCTGACTGCGGGGATCGACGTTCAAAAGGATCGCGTCGAAATTGAAATTGTCGGATGGTGCAAAAATAAAAGTTCGTATTCAATCGATTACAGGGTGATCGAAGGCGATACGGCCGACGTTCCCGTATGGCTCAAACTTGGCGAACTTCTTGAAGAAAGATGGAAGCGCCCGAACGGCATGCAAATTCCAATTCGCATGATGGCCGTCGATAGCGGATACAACACCTCGCACGTATACGCATTTTGCCGCCGCTATTCACCGGATCGCGTCGTTCCGATTAAGGGCTTGGATAACCTCGGAATGGTATTTTCGGCGCCAAAAACGGTCGATATCACCCGGGCCGGAAAGCGCGTCGGACATGTAAGGCTATACGGATGTGGAAGCTCATTTCTCAAATCGGAGTTATATTCTTGGCTCAGGCTCGAAAAAGATGAAAACGGCGTTGCTCCGCCGTGCTATTGTCATTTTCCGCAGTATGCCGAGAGTTATTTTAGGGGCTTAACGGCCGAGGAGCAAGTTAAAAAAGTTGTAAAAGGGTATACCGTATATGAATGGCAGAAAAAATACGAACGAAACGAACCACTCGATTGCCGCGTCTATGCCCGCGTAGCGGCTTCAATTGTCGGACTTGACAGAATGCGGCCTGAACACCTTGAAATGATCGGCGGAATAGCCACACAATTAACCATTAATTTCGCCGAAACAGCAAACACAAACGGATCGGAAATAAAAATTCCGGACAGACCAAAAAGGGAATCAATTTGGACAAATCGGGGGTCGATTTGGGCATGAAATAATATCTAAATTTAAGCAAATTTTCATTTGTTTATCAATATTTTAGCAAATTTTTTGATAGTTTGCGTAAATATTGATAAACTTGTTTGGTATGTTGAAAAATCCACAAAAATAATTGATATGTTTGCCGCATGAGATATACAATCGAGCAATACGAACGGCTGAAAGAGCAAATCGCCAAAGGTGTACGAACTGTCGCGTATGGCGACAAATCGGTTACGCATATGACCCTTGACGAAATGCTCAAAGTTCAGAAAATGATGGAAGAAGAACTTTTTCCGGAAAGATTTTTCCGCCGTCGCAGATTTGCAGAAGTTGATAAAGGCTTTAATCCGTGAAATTTAGATTAAGTAATGAAAATATTCGGTTTCGAAATATCGGTAAAAAAATTATCGAAACGCTTTTATGAAGCTGCCGATCGCGGCAGACGTGGAAAAGCATTACAGGGCGCCAAACCTACCGGGCCGAATATTGAAATTTCGCGGGCGTTGCAGGATTTACGCGCCCGATCGCGTCACATGGTCAGAAATAATGGCTGGGCAAAACGCGCGGTCGAAGCCGTTGTAAAATATACCATTGGCGAAGGAATCCGACCCGCTCCGCTCGGAGACAAAAAGTTAAATATAACGATAAAAGACCTTTGGCGGCGATGGGCTGAAACAACTGAATGCGATTTTTATGGAAAAACGACGCTTTACGGCCTTCAAGAACAGGTAATGCGCTCCGTCGTAGAAGGGGGCGATGCAATTGTCATTTTACGACGAATCGTACCTGAAAACGACGAATTGCCAATAAAGTTACAACTTTGCGAAGGTGATTTGATTGATCACACGCAAAACGGGATAAATAAACAGGGAGTGGCACGATTGGGTGTACAATATTCCGAAAACGGTGAGTTATTGGGGTATTGGCTTTTTAATTCACACCCTGGAGACATCGGATTTTATGCAAAGGGTTTAAAAGCAAGTGAGTTTTACGAAAAAGAAAGTATCTTGCATATTTTCGAAGTGCTACGCATAGGTCAAGCGCGGGGGGTACCTTTCGGGGTATCCTCCTTCATCAAAATGAGCGATTTCGCAACATACGAAGATGCTCAATTGCTCAAACAGCAGGTAGCCGCCTGTATGGCAGCGTTCGTGACAGGTTCTGATTCGCCTATCGATCCGCTAAAACGGATTGAAAAAATGGAACCCGGCATGATTGACTATCTGGGAACGGGCGAAGGGATAGCGTTTTCAAATCCCCCGACCGTTGGCGATTACGAAAGTTACAGCACAAAAATATTGCAAGGCATCGCAGCCTCTTACGGAATAACATACGAAATGCTGACTATGGACTACTCGCGCGTTAATTTCACATCAGGAAGGATGGCAAAGATTGACGTTACAAACAATTTCCGGAGTTGGCAGTACAATATGATGGTTCCGCAGTTCTGCAATCCCGTTTGGAATTGGTTCATTGACGCGTGCCTGATAGCAGGAAAATTGAATGAACACGTGCTGACCGATTGGACGGCGCCGCGGATTCAGCAACTTGACCCCGTGAAAGAAACGAACGCCCGTGTTTTGAGCGTCCAGGCCGGATTGAGCACGCTAAGTGAGATCATCCGCGAAGATGGTCGCGAACCGGAAGAATTTTTTGAAGAGTATAAACAGGATATTGATCGGCTCGATGCGATGGGTATTACCCTTTCGAGCATCGTTTTAGCCCCCGACGTATCCACAAACGATAATCAAAATGAGTCAAAAGAAAAATACAATTGAAAAGTTATACAATCGCGCTCTTGTCAACTCTGCGTCACTCGACCCGGAACGCAGGGAGGTTGAAGTTGTTTTTGCAACCGAAACGCCCTGCTTTCGGTGGGGGTGGTCGGAAGATTATAATGAGATTTTGCTCTGCGACAAAAGCAACGTTCGCATGGATCGGATTAACAACGGGCTTCCGGTTTTGGACGCTCACGATAATTCATCAATTTTTAACCAAATTGGTCGAACGATTGATGTAAGATTCGAAAACAATCAGGCGATTGCAAAAATAGCCTTTTCACAGCGCGAAGAATTAAAAGGATTATTGCAGGATATCCGCGACGGCATTGTGAAAGATATAAGCGTCGGATATCGTGTTTATAAATACGAACGAGAAGAACCTACTGTCAATAAGCTGCCGAATTACCGCGCAACTGACTGGGAACCATACGAGATAACATTTGTTCCCGTACAGGCCGACGTCAATTGCGTGGTAAGAAGCAGCGACGGAAAAAATGAAGTTGAAGTGATTAACAAACAAATTATTAATGTAAAATTTAAAAAAATGATTACAGTGAAATGCCCTACGTGCGGATACGAATGGGAATCGGCAGAAGCCGAAAATTACACATGCCCGGAATGCGGCGCTGAATTTCAGCCATTAGCCGCAGGGGATGACGCTGCGGAAGCAGCAGGGGAATCTGCTACGGAAGAAGGGAGCGATGCACCCGTCGGGGATGATGCACGCGATTTAAGTATCGGAACGATCACTCAAATTCGCGCCTCCGCTTCTGCACAGGAAAGGAATCGTTTAAACGCGATTCTTACGTCTACGAGAGCCGCACGGTTCCCGGACAGTTACGCCATTGAGTTGTTTAACTCAAAGAAAGGCCTTAACGATTGCCGTCACGCTATCATCGTAAAGGCAGCCGGAAAAAACATTCCCGTGACAGGCGCCCATAGCGCCAACGTTGGAAACGACGCGATCGACAAAAAGCGTAATGCCGCGCAAAACGCCATTTTGTCGCGTGCGATCCCGGGCGTTTTCAAACTCGAATCCGGAAACTATTTCCGTGGCATGACGCTCGTTGAAATAGCGAAGGAGTTGTACTCCGAACGTGGAATTTCGATGAGAGGAAAGAGCAAATCAGAAATCGCCGACATGGTATTCAAACAGCGTGCACACAGCACGAGCGATTTCCCGATCCTGTTTGAAGAAGCGTTGAACAAAACGCTGCGTGCCGATTATTCTTTTGCACCCGAATACTGGGAACAAATCGCGCGTCAAACAAGCGTGAGCGATTTCCGTGCGAAGAATTTCTATCAGGTAGAATCGAAGAACGGAATGCACGAAACCCCCGAAGGTGGCGAAATCAAATACACCACCATGAAGGAGGCGAAACAAACGATCCGCGTGAAAAAATATGCCGAAGGCATCAAGTTCACGCGCGAAGCGTTTATCAACGATGACTTGAACGCGCTCGCAATTATTCCAAGTCGTTTTGTAAAGGATTGGGACGAAATCCGTGGCGATCTTGTTTGGGGTATGATTATCGACAACGTCACTATGGATGACGGAAAGCAATTGTTCTCAACAGATCATCAAAATCTGTTATCCGGCGCTACAAGTGCATTGAGCGAAGATGGACTTACGAATTCGCTTCTTGTT